TAGCGCCACCGCCGCCACCGCTCGCGGAACTGGCTCCGTTGCTGCCTCCTGCGTTGCCGAGGCCGGAAGTCCCTGCGCCGCCCGAAGCCAACGCCCCACCTTGCCCAGCGCCGCCTCCGCTGCCACCGACGTAGCCTGTGCTTCGCGTTCCAGCGCCACCGACGTAACCGCCACCCCCGCCGCCGCCTACGGAATAGAACGATCCAACGCGAGATGGGACACCGACTGCGCCTGCGCGTGATCCGCTTACGCCACCGCCTCCGGCACCTCCAGCGCCCACGGTTACAGTCAGAGTCCCGACGGGCAAATAAGCGTTAGCGGCCTCTAGGTGACCTCCAGCGCCTCCGCCGCCGCCTTGGTTGCCGCCGCCCCCACCGCCAGACACCACGAGAATGTCCGCGAATCCCGCCGTGGTGATCGTGATGGTGCCGCTTGCCGTGAAGGTCAGGTACTTATAGCCGGTGTAGGTGCCGGTCGCCGCGTCCGAGAAGTTCGCAGCGCCGACACCACTAGCGAAAGGGACGAACGTCCAAACGTCGGACGACATCCTGATCAGCACGCCGCCCCGCCATTGCGCCAACGCCGTGTTGTTGTTAATCGTGACCCCGGTGTCGGCCACGAGCGTGGTCGTGCCTGCGCCGAGGTTAAGTACCCGCAGTTGGGTATCGGCAACCCATGCCACGGTCGCCTGTTTGGTAACGGTGACGGTATTGGCCGCCGCGTTGCTCATCGTCAGGAGTTTCGTCTGATCGGCAAGGGCATACGAATACGAGGTGCCGGTCTGGGCGTTCTTCGCCATCGCAAGATCGGTCTTGGCCGCCAAGGCGCTGTTGAGATCTGCGGCGAGGAGTACCTCGCCCGCCGCCCATGGGTATGTCATGTTCTCCCTTTCTTAGAAGCCGAGGACGTCGGAGTCGAGGACGCCGAACGTTGGGTCGTCGAGAATGAATGCGGCGAGCGTCTGCGACATCGTGAACGTGACCAGGTGCTGTGCCGGGTCCGCCTGGTGCTCGATGCCGTCGATCGAGACGATCTGCGTGACTGCAGCGCCGACGCCGTTCGGAGTCCACGTCACCTGCACGGCGTCGCCCAGCTCGAGGTCGAGCACCTGCCCGGCCTGCGTGGCGGTGATGCCGTCCAGGCTGACCGTCAGCGAGTCGACGCGGTACTGCGGCTCGGCGTACAGCGCGACCTGCCAGTTCGCCAGGGCCTGCGCGTCGGCGGCCGTCGCGAGCAGCGTCGCGTAGGTCTTGTCGACGACGCCGTAGCGGGTCTGAGACGTGGTATCGGTGGCGACCGCTGTCCCGGCGACGACCGTGCCGGCCGTGTAGGTGACGCTCACCGCGTTGGCGAGCGACTCCGAGCCGTAGTCGATGCCAATGCCGGTGAACGGGATCCCGGACGGGCCGAACGTGACGCCGGACGTGTACGCCTGCAGCTGCGCGCGGTCGCGAAACGTCATCGCGCCGGTCTTGCCGACGAAGAACGCGCCGGGCTCCGACACGTCGGCGACCTGCGACAGGTAGGCGAGCGCGTTGACGTTGTCCCCGACGACGTCCGCGTCGAGCGTTGCCTGCCCCGCGGCGATGGAACGCTGCGGCAGCGGCCACCCGATCTCGGTGAGGACGGCGTTGACGCGGTCGCCGGTGAGCTGCGCGGTCGCCGTACCGGGGGTACGGGTCTGCTGGGCGACGATCGCCAGGCCGTCGACTGCGGACGGCATCGCAAGCGAGTCGCCCGAGATGTCATAGGCGAAGTTCCAGTCGGCGACGTTGCCGGAGTAGATGGCCTTGCCGTCCCGCTCGATCGTGATCTCCTTGCCAGGGAGTATCGAGCCGTAGTAGGGGCTGGCGGTGTTGAGCGGGTCGAAGGCCCGCGTCCGGTTGTCGAGGGTGAGGTTGGCATTGCCTGCCGTGAACCGCTCGAGCTGCGTGGACCTCCCCCGCCGGACCTGCACCGATCGCACCGTGCTCGTGACGTCGACGAGCACGTCGCCCGCGAGCTTGTACGTCGCCCCGTCGAGGACGCCCTTCGTCGCATCGTCGAGCGTGAAGTAGTCTCCGACGCCGTTGGCGTTCAGGTCGAACGCGATCTGGACCTTCATGCGGCACGCCACGACGCGGAGTTGGATGCCTCGAAGCGCTTGATGTACTCGACGACTTGCTGGCCGATCTGGCGCGGATCCCCGACGCCGGCCTGCACGTTGATGGCGTAGGTGTTGCCGCCGCCGCCACCGGCCCGGCTCGCCGACCCCGCGAGGACGTCGTTCGGGACGATGGTGCCGGACGCGCCGGGCACGAACAGCTCGGGACCGTTCTCCCCGACGATGTACGGAGTCCCGCCGGTGACAGGGCCGCCGAGTGCCCTGCCCTCAGTGCCCGACGGCTTGCCGCTCGTGTCGTACTCGACCTTCACGGTGATCGTCGTGGCGAGGTTGCTTCGCACCCATTTGCGGAACGCGGCCGCCTCATCGCCGATTGTCTTCTTCGCGCTGGCGATCATGCTGACTGCCGACGAGTCGCCGACCTTCGCCCAGGCATTCGCCATCGGGATCCCGAGGGTGGTCTCGGTCAGGGTCGCGAGCGCTGCGTAGTCGGCATTGAGCTGCGTGATCATCTCCGGATGCGCGGCGAGGAAGTTCGCGAGCTGCGTCTGGAACGTCGTCGGGAGCGCGAGCAGCTTGTTGGCGAACGCCTCGGGCAGCTGCGTGATGATGCCGCCCATCGCGCCGACGGCGGCGGACTGGTTGGCGATGTCGCCGAAGACTGTCTGCATGATCTGCTCGGGCGTCATCGGCTTGCCGTCCGCGCCCGTGGTCGTAAAGTCCAGGCGGCCCATGATGGTGTCGCTCACGGTCTGGGAGTACGCGGCGAGTGCGTCCTGCCCTTGCTTGACGATGCCGACCTGCTTGTCGACGATCCCCTGGAACGCATCGAGCCGGGACTGGTAGCCGTCGGCGAGCGCACCGCCGAGCTCGACGCCCTTGCCCTTCATCGTGACGACTGCGCCGTCGAGGGACGTCGTGATCGCGGCTGCGGCCTCGCCCCACTTGACCTTCGTCAGCTCGGCGGCCGCAGACATCGACCCGCCGGCACTCGTGGCGCGCTTTGCGACCTCGTCGAAGTAGGTGGACAGGTTGCCGCCGGTCTGCGAGATGCTGACGCCGTCGAAGGTCCGCGCGTACGCGGTGAGGCGGTCGCCGATGGTGTCGACGGCCTTCTTCTGCTTGGCCGCGTCCATCGCCGCCGCCGCAGCAGCGGCTGAGTTGGCGACCCCGAGGTAACGATCCGAGAGAACTTGCAGCGACTTGGCGTGCTCGCCCTCGGCACGGGCGTTGTCCTCGTTATGGTCGATCAGCTGTACGAGCCACGAACCGACAACGGGAAGAAGCTGCGCCATATTGCGCAGTGTCTTTGTGCTGTATTCGTCTTGGATCTCGGCAGTGTTCTCGGTGGCTGTTCCTAGGTTGGCGATGAGGACCGCCGCGTCCCCAATGTTTTTGATGAGTCCGGCGATGCCGTTGCCCATCTCGCGCGCCATCTGCGCCGCGCCGCCAGTCCCTCCCATTGCATCGCCTACGTCGGAGACTGCGCCGAGCAGTGCGTAGCCGATCGTTTCCTTGGCCTCGTCCGCGGCCACGCTGAGGCGGTCGAGTCGGCCTTTGTAGGTATCGGCGGCCGCGGCAGCCTGGCCTTCGTAGCGGTCGGACAGGGCCGCGGTGATCTTGTCCATGTCCTTGCTGGCGATTATGTTCGCGTCGATGCCCGTCTTGAGCCGGGTGATCGCGGTGAAGTTTCCCGCGTACGCCGCGGACAGGGCGGCCGACACCTCCGCAACGCTCTTGGAGGATCCGGCCGCGACGTCGAGGGCAAGCTTGAGCGCGCCCTGCGAGGTCGTGACGTTCCCGGTGACCGTGACGAGCTGCTGAAGCGATGGGCGTAGGACGTCGTCGGCCACGCCAGACGCAAGGGCGAGGGAGTCGATGAACTGATTGACGTCGGTCGCCCGGTAGCCCTGGTTGACGTTCTCAAGGCTCACGGCAAGCGACTTCATCGCTGCCTCGTCGGCGAGGGCGCCGGCTGCTGCGGAGACGAAGAAGTCTGATATCGCCGCGACGCTGAAAGTGGCTGCCATCACGCCGCCGAGAGCGACCATCGACTTTCCGAGGCCGCCCATCGCACCGCCGGTGACGCCGGCCTGCCTGCTCATCCGGTCGAGCTCGGACTGCGCCTTGGCGATATCCCGGCCGTCGTACTTGCCGACGATGGAGACGACAATTGCCATTGCTACCCGCCTCCTAGTTCATTGAGGTGCCGTTGGACGGCCTCCTCGGCCTCCCTGACTGCCGCGTCGATCTCCGCGACGATCGTGTCCCTGCTGTCGTCGAATGCCTTCCAGATGCCTCGCGGCAGTGGGTAGTCGCCCATCATCTTGCTTACGAAGTTGCTGTCGGACGTTCCCTTGCCGGCCGTCTGGTAGATCACGCCCGCGGCATCGGCTGACGTGATCCCGATGTAGTTGCTGATGGCGACGCCGCGCTTGCGGTTGGCCGCCCTGGTGACCTTGATGTTCTTTCTGATCGAGGACGTGTTGAACCCGAAGTCGCGCCCGTCCCTCGCATGGATCCATCTGCCCCAGTTGGTCAGGGCGCTGCCCTCGGGGATGTCGGACCTGGCGTCTGCGGCGACCTTGCCGGCGGCCTTCGTGATCCGCTTGGCGATGAGCTTGGACTGCTCCGGCTCAAACTTCTTGAGGAGCAGCATCGTCTCCTTGAGGTTCTTCACGACGAGCTCGGCCATCAGTGCCTGCCTCTCCTGCTCGCCTTCGCCTGTTCGTCGTTGCGGTGCTTGATGTATCGCAGCATCGTGTAGAGCATCCGCGGGGACTCCGCGAGCAGCAGGCTCGGCGCTATGCCCGTTTCGACGGCGAGGCCGGCGATGGTCCAGGTGGTGGCGCTTGTTCCAAAGGGGCGGGCTCCGTCGCCTTCGCTTCGATCTCGATCTCCGGCGGGGACTCCAGCCATGACTCAAACACGACGTCGGTGAGGCCTTGGCGCTTCATCGCGGAGTAGACGAGGAAGAGGTAGGTCGACACCATGCCGCGCTGCAGCTGCTCGATGACGGGCTTGTCGTACTTCATCTCGAATGCGACGTAGTCGGGGTGCGAAGCCGTGACATGGCTCTGCACCCCGGCTGCGTCGGTGAGCGAGAACGTGACCGGGTTGAGCATTGGATTCCTCTCACGGGCATAAGCCCCCGAGGGGGCGCAGGGTTTCGGCAGAGCTACGCGGTGGCGCGGGTGACCGTTCCGGATGCCGGCCACGTGACGTCGAACGTCGCGAGGTCGCCGACGCTGGCCGCGATCGGGCTGTAGGAGTTCACGAGGAACGTGCCGGTGTAGGTCGGGTTTGTCGCCGACACGGTGCCGCTCGTCGGCTTGATGACGACCGTCGCAAGGCTGGACATGAGCGGGTAGAGGACGCTGTCAATCGCCCCAGCGCCGAAGTCAGAATGGAACGACAGCGTGATGCTCGCCTGCTTGAGGCCGCCGATGCGCGTGCGCCAGTCTGAGCCGAACGCGGTCGTCTCGACGTCATCGGACTCGATCGAGAGCTCGACCTGCGCGAGGCTTGAGGAGTAGTCCACGCCATTGATGGTCGTGGTCACTGTGGTGGCAACGAACTTAGCCATGTTGTGGCCCTTTCTTGGTTGTTAGGCGTAGACCTGAACGACAAACTCCGCAGTCAGGTAGACGGTCCCGCCGATCTCGGCCGGGCCGTAATTGCGCATCGAGGTGACGCGCAAGTCTTGGATGGTCCCGCCGAGGGTCCGGTCGGACTCGATGGCGGTCTTGACGCTCGTGGAGCCGGTCGGCTCGCAGTAGGCATCGAGGGTGTTCTGCGCGGTGCGGGCATCGGCCCTGCACGCAATGACCAGGACGGTCAGCTCGTACTCGTCGAGGCCGCGCCTGAACGCCCGGTCGAACGTGACGGTGCCGGGGACGACGACGGCGATCGGCGGGGACACCGATTCGGGGACGGTAGCGGTCGTGCGCAGCCCGGTGATCGTCGCGAGGTTCGCCGCGATGCCGGAGCGGATGCCGCCCATCGTCGTCATGCGGTGCCCGTCATCTTCTTGTACGGATCGAGGAGCACGGCGACGTCGGGATCGACGGCGCGGGTGACGCGGAAGACGCCGATGTCGGATGAGCCTGCGACCCCGAGCGGGCTGCTGGTCCTGGCGAAGATCCTCGACGCCTGGATGACGGCGGCCTGCGTGACGGAGACGGGGACGGCGGGCCAGCCGAACGTGCCGGTGATCCGCACCGTCGCCTCGCCGAGTGCCGCCGGCCACCATGCGGACTTGATCGCCCGCAGCCTGGTCGCGGGCCACGGGAGGCCGTCGGCGCGGCCGTTGAGCGGTTCCAATTGGTAGTCGACGCCGCTCGTCCAGGTGAGGTCGAAGACGTTGTCGGCATTGCTCGAGGACTCGACGAGGGTGGGGACGGCTGCGAGGTCGTCGACCTGCACGACGAGGGCCTCGATCGGTGCGAAGATGCGCGTCGCGGTGACGGTCCCGAAGGTGCGGCCGCAGTAGCCGTCAATCAGCTCGGAGGCGGCGGAGCCAGCCATGGAGACGAGCGAGTCGTCCACGCTGTCGGTGATGCGGAGCGCCGCCTTGATCTGCGCGGTCGATGCGTACAGCGGCATTCGGGCTCCAATCAGTGAGCAGTTCGCGCATGGCCTGCCGGATCGCGGCATCGTCGGCGTGCTGGCGGGTGAGGCGGTCGATGGTCATGTCCAGCGCCTGGACGAGTGCGCGGTCATCCATTGATCGTCAGGCCCTCGGTCTCATAGCGGTGACCCTCAAGCCGTGGCGTGACCCACGGATTCAGCGAATGGACGCCGACACCGAGGCTGCGGATCCTGCCGGCCATCGCCTCGAGGCTGCGTGTCCACAGTCCGTAGTGCAGATGGCCGTCGGGGTCTGGGTAGTCGGCGATGCGCGAGACGTTGTCGAAGGCTCCGCAGTCCGCGCCCACGAGGATGATGTCCGCCGCGCCCATGTAAACCGCGAGGTGCATCGCCATGTGCAGGGAGGTGGGGCCGACGACGAGCCGGTCGTCGTCGGTGGGCCAGTGGGCCTGCGGGTCGAAGCGTTCGTAGTGCTGGTCGGTGGTCGGGACGAAGACGACGTTCGGCTCGCTGGCGCGGGCAGGGCTCTGATCCTCCGGGGGCAGCTGCTCGACCGTCGGCGTGAATACCAGCAGGTCGGGCCGCAGCACCGCGATGCGGTCGGCGTCCGAGTGATGATGCGCGACCGAGTAGAACCACTCGAGGCCGGCGGTGGTGCCTGCGAAGTTCGTCGCCACGACCGTCTGGCGTGCGAGGAGCCGCGGGGAGATGCTCTGC